GATTGCATTGGAGCTCGGGACAACGGCTCCTGAGATGATGTTGTTTCCATATAAGAAAGAGCCAGCAACGGGTTCACGTATCCCATCAATATCTACAGGTGGTGCTGCAATAAATGCTAGAATAAAGCAAGTAGCAGCGGCTAAAAGTGCGGGGATCATTATAACACCAAACCACCCCACATAGAGGCGGTTGTTAGTGCTAGTAACCCAGTCACAAAAGCTATTCCAATTTGAAGGTCTAGTTAGTGTGGCTGTTGTCATTTAAAAAATTCCTGGGATAATTTGTCCTGTTGTGGCATAAGCTCCAAGAGCTGCCATTATACCGAGCATTGCCCAGCGGCCATTTTGTAGTTCAGCGTTGTCGTTCATAGTGTATGAAATAGGCGGTTGTAATGCAATAATTTCTGTATCGTTCATTTAGATCTAAATGTAAAGTGGAAGATGGCGAGGACGCTCTTACGGGTCGCCACACTTTCTTTACTTTTTAGTTCCTTTTTTAGTAGTAGACTTTACTGGTCTACCTTTTTTAGTACCGTAAGTACCGGGTCCTTGTGGTGCCATAATAATTAAAATTTAACGTTGTTAGATCGGTCTAGTTTTTCTAATATATCTTGTCTATAAGCAGGGTCTTTGTCATAACGAGGATCACTCATTGCTTGTACAACTTCAGCTTGACTTCTAAAGACATCACCCGAAGTTTTAGGTGGTTTCCCTGATATCATTCTTCCTTCATATCCATTTGCATTATCATATTGAGCTTGTAATCCACTGACTGCTAACTTAATAGCACCAAGATTACCTGAACCTAATAAAGTATCAAAAGCATCTACATCAGTAGAAGGTAGATTTTGTCCTGCCCATGCTACTAATGTGTCGTAATTATTTTTACCACCAACAACACTTTGTACTTCATTAATCTGTTTCTGAGTTAAATCTTCAGAACTAGGTGCGTCAGCTGGATTAGCTTTTTGAGCTTCAAGGTAAGCATTCAATAAATCTTTACTATCTATTGAGCTTAACTTACCTATAGTCTCTTCAGATAATTGCTGATCGTTATCCCAATACTCAGCAGCTGCTTCATTAACTAAGGTAAACGCTGGAGAATCTTCTTTAGTTTCTTCTGTTTCTTCTGTCGTTTCTTTAGATGCTTCAGTATCTTCGGGGTTGCTAGTTGATTCGCTATTTTCAGAGCCTTGCTCTCCAAGTTTTTTAGAGAGTTCAACATAAGCTTTTTCTAAATCTTCTGCATTTTTATATTTACCAGCTAGTAACTGTTCTTGCTGCGATTCTAACTCTTCACCAACTTTCAGAGCTTCCTGTTCTGATTCGTTCAGGTTATCTTCTGTGGTGATGGTGTCAGTCGCAGCATCATATGTCATTGTTTCTGCCATAATTATTCTTCAGGTGGTAGTCCCATATCAGGGTTTTTACTAGGGTCTGCCATAGGTGCACTTGCTAATTGACCTGCTTGACTAACTAATGCTTGTTGTTGTGCTGCTTGTTGTTGTGCTTGCATCTCTTCCTGCATCTGTTGTTCAGTCTTAACAAGGTTTAATACATCTATACCTTGTGCAGCTGCCAATCTCTTGATAGCTTCTGAAGGATCAATGTATTTCATCAATGCTTCGGGACCTAATGTTTGTGCAATAGTACCTATGAATTGAGTTAGACTTTCTCTATCTTGTCCTCTTCCTAAAGCATTAACACCAGCAACTATCTGTGGTCTGACTAAATCTTTAGGTATATTAGGAATTTCTTTACTACGTTGTAGTATTAAGAGTGTTCTATTTAAGTATGGAATTAAAAATTCAATAGTTAACAGTGAGAATATCCCACCTAATTGTTGTTCTAATTCTAATTGAGTAAGTCTTACTTCCTCTGCAGTTGTACGTTCTGATTGTCTAATGTTCAATTGCATGAACGCTTCTGCTATTCTTCGCTCTAATTGTTGAGCCATGTTAGCAGCTGTACCGAAGTCAGCTGTCTTACCAACCTGTATAACAGCAACGTCTTCGGGTCTACCCTGAACGATTGCACCGTTACCAGCGTCAGCTATTGTTTTAGGTTTGGTTGTACTGGAAGGTGAGACCAAGAATACTACTTTAGCAGCAGCAGCTGAGCCTTCAACTAGAGCTTGTGATAGTCCTTCAAGTGACCTAAGATCACCAACGAATTCTTCTACTCTTCCTCTTCCATAATCTTCACCATCTACGGTATTGAATCGGAGAACTAGCCATGGACTTGCATTCTTTGGTGCTGTACTACGGCTACCAGAAATGATGTGGTCATCAGCTTCTTGGTGCCAGACCCAGCGTCCACTTTTGCTATCCAATTTGACACGGGTGTATACCTCAACATCTTCTCCATCTGAGCCTGTTAAACCACCCGCAACTTCGTTTGGTATGGGATCAGGTAGCTCTACACCTAATAATTTTCTACTGATTACTTCTTTAGTAACAATTTCTAAGACGTTACCATTACCATCTCTATTTACAACGTAACGATTTAATGGGAAATGTTTTAAACCATCTTTACCCATAAAGATTAAAGCGTTACCACCTACAATAAGATGTTTTAATGCTTGATGAACTACTACCCGATCACTAGAAGCTGCTATATAATCCATAATCATTCTCTCAACCTTCGAGAACGATAGATCTAATTCACTTCTAATTTCTTTAGGTATCTCTTCACCTAGTTTATCATCTCTTACTTGTAGCTTGAAGAATGTAGTTTGAGGTGGTAGTAACGCTAACATTAATTTTGCTGCTAACGTTACTACTGCTTTTGCTCCTACACTTTGCCAAGGTGTTATTAAATTACGATGATTAATTTTTAAATTTAAATCATCTTGTATGAGGTAAGGTAACGTGAGCTTAGAACATTCAACTGCGGTGTCTAAAAATTGAGACCTTTCCGAAGTTAATTTGTTATAACACTCACGAGCATTCATGCGTTAATTCCTCCACCAGTGGTACCACCAGTATTTACATTTGCATCAAGAGGTATTCTTAATTCAGATGTACCTCTAGACATTTCATTTCTCACTTTCTTTCTTTTAGCTTCTCGTATTTGTGGGTTAACTTCTGTTTCAACAGGTTGTTGTTCTGGTAACGGAGCTACAGGTGGTGCAGGTGGTGGTGGTGGCGGTGCTAAAGGTGGTGGGGGTGCCGGGGCTGGCGGTCTTCTACCAAAACACATTAGATTTCTTCCTCCATAATAGAATTAATATATTCAATGACGCTGGCTTGACCAGCTCTATACATAATATGATTTATATTTTCTTTTGGATGGATTGGTTTCCAACCAAAATTCTCCTCAAGTCTTAATAATAGTTTATCTAATCGTTCGTTATGAAGCTTAAGAGTATTGAGGGAGATTTGTGTTTGCATGTTCAAAAAAGGCGGGCATTCTAGCTCGTTGTGTCTCAGAAAATTCAGGTGCTTTACCTTCATACATTAACCGATCACTAGCATCGAGCCAAAATTTTTTGTCTAAATATTTGTCATAGGTATTCCTACCTAGAGGCTGGAATATCCAATTAATTGTGGCCTTCCTAAGTTTATCCAGAGATTGACTAGGGCGTAAACCCATATCATGACATACGAGGCTATTACAGGCGACATGAATTTGCTCGTCTCTTGAGATATCTGCCGAGGTCGTCCTAAGACCAGCATCACCACAGAAACGGAAAAAAGGAAGGATAACAAAGAAAATTGCACGTTCTGCTACCAAAGCTTTAAGTATTGTATGGTCTGGATGAGACTCCCAAGCATCTCTCAGCCTGAAAGCCTCAGCCTCAGCTTTCTCATCAACCCCAATAGCATTAGTAATGTAGTTGAGAGCAAGGTCATGTTTAATTTCATCTGTAACATTTGACTCTAAAAGTATTCTGGCAGAGTTGGGAACATCTTTATCAAGTGCTTCTGTAATAAACTCGCCAACTGGTAGCTCCATATGCCGTATTGCAAGAGCACGGTAGATGGTTTCTTCGGCTCCATCTTTAAGCTTGCCAGCTGTAGTTTGGATGGGAGTCCATGTGCGTTTTCTACTAAGTAATTTTTCATAAGGGTTTTTCATTATTCTTGACAATCGCAGGTTAATTCAGATTCATCTGGTTTAGTAGATAAAATACCCTGCAAGTAATCTTCAACGTCTTCATCACCTAAAGCTGCATAAGCATTAGTCTTATCTTGTACGTCTCCCATCACTTGAAGGCTGTAGTAAAGGGAGGTTTGAGGTGATTTTAACCACTCTTCCACGAAGTTATCATCGTATTCTACAACATCACTCCAAGAGTTAAAGCTATAGCCGTGAAGAAGTCCCGTATTATTTAATAATGTTATAAGTCCATTAGCAACACTTGTATATGCATCCCAACCGACTTCACTGGCAATTTCTACATCACCATAATCATAATGTTCAACTCCAAAAGTTCCAGAATCTCTATCTACAGACCGGGCTATTGGAGGTGCAATTTCTGGAGTAGATGTATATCCATCTAAATCCCTACTTCTATAAGAGCATGAAGCTGTAGGAGCTATTGCAAAAGCTCTATCCATATTATGTTTGCGTGCTATTATTGAAGCATTTTCTACTCCTTTATATATTTCCCACGCTATCATATCAGCTGTAGTATCAGCTAATTCTCCGTTATTAATTTTTTGTAATGCCTTACCAAATTCTTTATAAGTTACTTTATAACGACTTAATAAATTAGCAAGACCTAGCATGCCTAATCCTACTTGCCTGTCGGTATCACTCGACAAATATTCTCCAGTTGCTCCGACACCTGTCCGACCATGGAGCTCGCACAATTCGGACATACCTTTAATGAAAGCCTCTTTAA